CCAGATGAAGTGAGTTGCTTGCTGATTGCTCATTTGAAACTCACTCATCAGAAAGTTGAGTGCTTCTTTGAAACTTTGGAATCGGTGTGTGGTTCTCATACTACTAGGACACTTTCAAGGGCCCAGTTACCAACTCTTTGCGATTGTGAAGTTTGCATGAGAGAATGTTTCGCGGTCAACTACCTTGTAGGTACCAAACTTGTTGTTGATGACGTAACCTTCATGAAAACTTGCTTCGCCATTGATGAAACATTCAATCTCATCCAATTCGTGAATGAACAGGAACAAATCATCCTTGATAGTCTTCACCAACTTCCACAAAGAGATGAGATACTTATCACATTCACATTTTTCTGCAATTTCATTTTCATCCACGACTCTTTGCTCACGGATGCAAGCATTAATCTCTTTTTTGATTTGTGATGCTTTCCTTTCGCTTACAAACTCACACAGAGTGCTCATTTGCTTTGCAAACTTACACACATCCTCCAAATCTTCCCGATAAGGATTCAGTTCGACTTCAGGTTGAACGAACAGACACTTTTTAGTGCTCTTGAGTTTGGTAGACAAAGGAGCAGCAGAAACCTCACGCAGGTCATCACCACCACTGTAGATTGTGTGTGGAGCAATGATAATGTCCTGAGTGATTACCTGCGGGAAAACATAGGTAATCGTATTGGGGCAATAAGTATCAGAACCACCAAAACCCAGAAAATCACCTTGAATGATAGACTTTGTGCGAGGAAGACAATCAAAAGCAGCATGAAGAATGTCTGCAACTTTGCCCTCATGGTTCGCATCAATTTCTTCATGAGAATGATTGATTTTGATCTTAACTTTGTTGAAGACAGATTTGGTACCCACGAAGAACTTACCGTTCGCAGGATTGGTGCCCCAGACAATAGCAGGAGCACCGTCCATCTTTACACTGATAGTAGAATCAGCAGAGAACCAATCCAGAACAGACAGATTGCCCGTCAGGATCTCATCTTCAGGATGCTCTAGGTGCTTGTTCTGCATTGGTTTGGTGCTCATACTATAGGGACACTTTCAAGGGCCCAGTTACGTTCACAATAAAAAAGGCACTCATTAAGAGTGCCCATTGTATCATCAAGCAGTTACTCGTTGAGTAGACAGTTGTTGATACTTTTCAGTCACATAATCAATGGTTTGCTTCACATAAGGAGCAATCATTGTAGTGAACTTAGTCACATCTTCACGAAGTTTGTTGACTTCATACTGATGGATTTCCCAGCGAACCTTAATGTCTTGAATGTATTGCTGACGAGTGATGAGAACTTGGGGAACTTTCACTTCAGCAACAACATTTGCGGTTTGCTTACGGGTGCGGGTCATGCGGACCGTGTGAACTACACTACTGGTACACTTTCAGGGGCCCAGTTTCAATAGACTGCAATGAGTTCTTCTGCTTTCTTCCTACTACCACCTTTTGCTGCGATAGTCCTAGTTACCTGAATCGAATGGATTGTAGCATTTTTGTAGAGTTCTTGTGTAACTGGAGTGTTATGATTTGATATGATTACTTTGATACCTTTTGCAGCAAGAGATTCTGCAAGTTGTGCTAATTCAATCTGCTGGTCATGAGTGAATCCATCAGTTGCATAACTTGTAAAGTTTGCAGTATCCGAGGCAGGGACATATGGTGGGTCAAAGTAAACAACGTCACCTGCTTCTAAGTCTTCATAAAGAGATGGATCTTCAAAAGAAAGTGATGTAAACCTTACCAGTTGTTTGGTGAGGAAGTACATCCTAAAGTTCATCATCTCTGCAGATGGGCACATTGGTTTATCATACTTGCCGAAAGGAACATTGAACATTCCTTTACTATTGTATCGTGACAATCCATTAAAGCAATGACGATTCAAGTAGATAAACAGTCTTGCCCTTTCTGTAGAATCAGTTGCTTGATTAAAGTGTTGTCTTAAATCAAGATATCCTTCCTTTGTGTTATTCTCTGGAGTGAATAGTTCCTCACAATACTTGATGAAGTTGTCATCGTTTGTATCTACAAGATTTTGGTAGATGGCAACCAAATCCTTATTCACATCGTTGAGAATGTATTGCTCCGCAGGAGTATTCAATGCTACAGCAAGACTGCCACCAAAGGGTTCACAATAACGCTTTGGATAACCAATATGGGGAATAAGATGGGGCAGAACCCTTGTTTTATTTCCAGCCCACTTTAAGAAAGTTTTGTTCATTTAGTAGTGATGACTAGGTTGTACTGCTTGAGTAATCTCTCCCCAATAGTAACAGATCCAGCAGTAGAATTGTGCTCATCAATGATGCGAATAGCACCCTCAAGATGTGTAGTTGCACCAGAAATACCTCTGTACCAGTGACTACGATTTTTCTGCACAAGTCCTTCATTAATGAAGTTGTTGAGACTTTCGTACTTATCTTTCAGCTTACCATCTGCTTTTGCTTTCTTCATAAAATCATAGACAGCGGAGAGCATATACACCATGTCAGCACGAATAGACTCAACTGGTTTATTTTTTTTATCAACACTCCAGTTCTTGTGCTTTTGGAGTTCTCCCAGTTTCTTACACGATTTCGCGACAGTTACTGCACCATACTTCTTGATTGCTTGCCTCCATTGATACTCTCCCTCCATCGGGATTCCATCAGTATCGCCAAGGAAGTCATACCCTTCGATGTAAACACCACAATCAATTAGGTTGTTATCATACTCCAAAGCTTCAGGTACATCAAAGTTACGACCCGTCTTCATCTTATCGACATAAGAAGGATCTTTACGATAGCTGTTGTACGCAAAGAATATCTCAGACTCAACGCGAATACACTCATCCAGAGTACGATTTTCGGGGTGGATGATGTATTTGCAAGGCATAGGTTCTGCTAAATCTACCTTGCCGCGACGAGATGCCATTTCCAACAACGCAGTGTGTTGACCATCAAGGTCAACTTTCTTTCCATTTGGACGGATAGCAACAATCAAATCACGTGCATACGTTCGATTATATTGTCCATAGGTGTTGATTTGGCGTGTTGCAATTTCCCTCTGAACTCGCTTGCAGATGTGCAACTCTTCGCCCAATACTGTACCTTGCTCAAGATACTGACCTTTCTTACCTTGAGGGGTCTTGAGTCTTTTTTCTACCTGTTTGTAAATGTCAGTTAAAGGAGTAAGTTCTTCTTCAACATAACCTTCTGCCGCAGCAGATTCTACCTCATCATAGAGGAAAGGAATTTGAGTTGTAGTCATTTTGTTTTTGTTAGAGTTTGGGTTGTCCACATAGGACTAGAGTAATTATAACACAAAAAAGAGAGTTGTCAACTCTCTATCAGAACAGATTACGTCCGAATTGTCCACACAGGTAGAATGCCATTCCCTTATCCTTTAGAGTCACATCTGCAAAGGTCAGTGGTGTATAGTAACCGTTGGTTTTAGATGCTTTCGTGCGAATCTGCAGCAATCCGTTAGGTCCAGTGATGGTCGAAAGTTCTTTGCCAGCATTGAAAAGTGTACGAATTCTGTTGCAAATGAACTCATAATCCTCACGCAGTTCCTGATAGTGTTCGGGATGAGTTTCCTCATTCAGAACAGCGCAACCCACATAATCGTTAGAGCGGGTGAAACCAACATACAGAGTTTGCTTCAGTTTCTGTCCGACTTTGCTATCATCAAAAGACACACAATCTTCGATGATTTCGGATAGACAATGCTTCAACTGTGTGGCAGCAATGCTTTCACCAACCGTGAAAGTCTTAATCTCTCCATCCTCTAGATCTTTGAGGTCAGAAGAGTTAGGAACACCAAGAACAGTTTCTAACAGTTGCCCACGAGCACCTTTGTTCTTTCCAGGTTTGTCAAATACACTGAAGTCGGTTACTTTCAGTTTGCCAAATACTTGATTTGTGGTGAGTTTGCTCATAATTGTGGTGCTCATAATACAGGTACAGTTTCAGGGGCCCAGTTTCAATCAATGGGCAACTTAGCAGTGCTTTTGCCTTTCTTGTGGTCATCAATGAACTTCCTAGCAGATGCTTCAGTCCTACACACTTTCAGTTGCTCTCCGTTGCAAATAACCATCAACTGATTACCATAGGGCACCGCTGCATAGTTACCTTTGCCAACAATAAATCCTTCTTTCATTATACTTTCCAATAAATCGTGAATTTGGTTGCGGTGGATGGGTTCTAGGTCGTTCCTGGTGAAATTGCAGAAAAATCAGGGTTTTCACCCTGATGGCCACTGGGTTCTCAGTGAGACTCACCTGCGAACCACACTGATGGCAGGTTCTCCCTTCTGGAAGATGGTATCCACCACAGACTGAACTGCCTTAGCGGTCGTGATACCAACCTTGCTGTAGACAGGAACACAAACCAGACCGAACGATTTGCTATACTGGCACAGGTTGCCAGGTTCGATACGTCCATCGCGCAAACCTTTGGCATCATCGTGATGCAGTCGGATGCAACGTCCGATGGTCTGGGAGATACCGATGAAGTCCATGTTGCGGAGGAAGAGAACTGCTTCCAGACCGCTGACGTTGATACCTTCTGCGAGGATGGAGTGGTGAAGAACAACAAACTTCTTGTCGTTGTCCTTGCCCCA